GGTCGCTCGCCTTGTCTACGGGATGTTTCTGGATCGTCATCTGCGGGTTATCCTGCTCGGTATGCCAGGCCCACCACCGAAGACTCCGGGACAACGTCGACGGCGCAACGCGTCGCCGGGATTCATCCAGCTCGATCCGAACGGGCACGTCGCCGAGATCCCGAAGTGGCCGCTCACGATCTCCCCGTCAGACGAGATCGCGGAGCTTGAGGCCGAGCGCTGGGACGAGCTGTGGCATCTCCCGCAGGCGGTCGAGTGGGAGCGCATGAAGTGCTTCGGCGACGTCGCGCTGTACACCCGGATGTGGGTCGTTGTGAGCCTCGGATCTGACTCCAAGCTGCTCTCCGAGGTCCGACAGCTCGATGCGAAGATCGGGGTAAGCCCCAAGGCGATGCAGGGACTGCGTTGGGAGATCCCGCAGCACCTCGAGGATGCCCAGCGCGCCGCCCCGACGTTGCAGTCTGTCGAGCACCAGACCTACGTCCCGACCGCCGCCGCGGGGTAGTCGTGCCCTGGCGCGGGGCATCGGTGCAGGGCGAGATCCCGACGTTGGGATTCCAGGTCGTGCAGTTCATCGAGACCTTCTGCGTGGTGCCGGACGGGGAGTTCGCGGGCGAGCCGTTCATCCTGTCGCCGGAGCAGCGCGAGTTCATCTGGGGGATGTACGCGCTGAAGCCCGAGGCGGAGGTCGATCGGCGCAAGCCCTCGAGGGCGTTCCTGTTCGATCGGGGCGGCCAACTCGTCGCGCCGCAGAAGTGGGGCAAGGGGCCGCTGTCGGCGGCCGTCATCATCGCCGAAACGCTCGGCCCGGTGCTCTTTGACGGCTGGGACGCCGACGGGAACCCGGTGGGGCGTCCCTGGGCGACCCCGTGGATCCAGGTGACGGCCGTCTCGGAGGATCAGACCCAGAACATCTGGCGCGCGCTGATCCCGATGATCCGCCTCGGGGAACTGAAGGCCGACATCCCCGACACGGGCGAGACACGGATCAACTTCGTGGACGGCGGGAGGATCGATCCGGTAACCGCCTCGGCCCGTTCCCGACTCGGGCAGCGCATCACCTTCTCCGCCCAGGACGAGGCGCACGACTGGACCGATCGCAACGGCGGACGGAAGCTCGCCGACACCCAACGCCGCAACCTCGCCGGGATGGGCGGGCGGTTCATGGAGACCGGCAACGCCTGGGATCCCGCGGAGGACTCGGTCGCGCAATCGACGTTCGACAAGGAGACCGGCGTCTACAAGATGATGCTGCAGCCGGGACCGGGGTCGATTCGCAACCAGCGCGAGCGCATGCGCGTGCTGCGCGCGCTCTACGGGGGAAACCCGTGGATCGACACGGAAAGGATCTCCTCGGAGATCGACAACCTGCTCGAGCGGGGAGAACTCGCTCAAGCAGAGCGGTTCTTCATGAACCGCATCGTGCCCGGGGAGGACAAGGCGTTCGACATCCGGCTGTGGGATCAGCAGTCCCGCCCGAACAAGCACCCGAAGGACCGGGAGCGGATCGTGGTCGGGGTCGACGGCGCCCGCTATGTCGACGCCTTAGCGGTTATTGGAACGACCATCAACGAGGGGTTCTCGTTCGTGTTGGGGATCTGGCAGCGTCCCGAACAGGCGCCGGACGATTATGAGCACCCGATGGACGAAGTTGACGGCACGCTGCTCGATGCGTTCGACCGGTTCCACATCTGGCGGGTCTACATCGACCCCGGATCCCAGTACGCCAACATCTCCCCGCTGATGGAGCGCTGGCAGGGCCGCTGGGGGGAGAAACGGATCATCGAGTGGCAGATGAACCGGCCCAAGCCGACCTGCTATCTGATCCGGAACTTCGTCTCGGCCATCATGACCGGCGACCTCACCCACGACGGGCACCCGCTGATGCGCGAGCACGTCGCCAACGCGCGCCGCAAGATCATGAACGTCTACGACGAAGACGGTCACGCGATGTTCGTGTTGCAGAAGGAGGCACCGCGCTCGGCCAAGAAGATCGACGGTGCGGCGGCCGCCGCGCTGTCGTGGCAGGCCCGCGGCGACGCGATCGCCTCGGGCACGATGCTCCCGGGGCCGTATGACAACCTGGCGAACAACTGCGCGACCTGCGGGCACATCAAGCGCCACCACAAGCCCGAATGCATCGTGGCACCGGCCGGTCACTGCTCGGTTTGGGTCCAGCCGGTGCTCGATCTCGAGCCGGAACATGGGTTCTCCGGGTTCGTTGAGCCGGAAGCATGATGTACGCTGCACCCCGAGACGGCCGCAACCCGTCGATGACCTCGTGAGGAGTCGATGGAGAATCCACTGACCCGGATCATCCGCGGGGGCCGGAAGTCGGCTCGACTGTCCCCGGATGGTCTTCGGATCACCGAGTTTCCGCCCCCGGTTACCCACCTGCTGCGTCTCTATGGGCTGGCCGGATCCTACGAGCAACTCTACGCGTCGCAGCCGAACGTGCGGACCGTTGTCTCCGACCTCGCACGCGAGGCCGCGGAGCTGTCGATCAAGATGTACATGAAGGATCCGCGCGGACCCCTGCTCGCCGACGCGCGCATCGAGGTCGACCACCCGATGATGGAGCTGCTGGGCGAACCCGAGCCGCTGATGAGTCCCTACCGGTTCTGGTTTGCGCTGTTCGCCGACATCGGGATCTTCGACATCGCGTTCTGGCGGATGGTCGGTCACCCTCCGGCCGCGCTCGTACGTATTCCTCCGAGCGCGATCACGCCTCAGTACGATCCGCGGACCGGGCGGGTGACCGAGTGGCGAGCCATGGCGACGGGGGAACGTATCCCCCCGTCAGAGCTGGTGGTCTTCTGGGGGTTCGACCCCGCGATCAACCACGGCCACATCGCGCCGCTCGAGACCCTTCGCCGGACCCTCGCCGAGGACTACGCCGCCTCGCAGGACCGCGAGCACCGTTGGGCAAACGCGCTTCGCAAGGACGGCGTCATCGAGCAGGCGGTTGATGCGCCGAGGATGTCGGACGAAGCGCGCGAGAGTTTCCTCACCGACGCCGAGATCGCGCTGTCGGGCGCGCAGAACTCCTACACGCCGTTCATGTTGGAACCGGGTATGAGCTTCAAGGACACCGAGTGGTCGCCAAAGGAGATGGAATATCTCAACGCGCGCAAACTGAACCGCACCGAGGTCGCCGCGGCCTACCACTACCCGGCGGCGAAGGTGCTCGCACAAACATCGGGCGCGGACCCGGGCGCCGACACGCTGAGCTACTTCTACACCTCGACGCTGCCGCCCTACCTCACGCGGGTCGAGAACGAGATCGAGGCGCAGCTCCTGCCGCAGTTCGAGCTGAGCAAGGCGACGCGGAAGACCTTCTATCTCGAGTTCAACTTGGACGCCAAGATGCGCGGCAACTTCGAGCAGCAGGCCGCGGTGATGGCGACGACGGCGGGCGGACCGGTGGTCACCGTCAACGAGGCGCGCTCGCGGCTGAACCTGCCGCCGATCACCGACGGCGACCTGATCTTCATCCCGATGAACTCGATGCGCGGCGGCGGACCACAGGGAGCGCCGCAGTCACCGGTCGATACGCCCGCGCAGGGGCTGAATCCGGCCGGAACGACCCCGACGCCGTTGCCGGGAGGTGGGAACGCGCCAGCTCTGCCACCCGGCACGGCGTCGTTGAGCCAGGCACAGATCAAGGAGGTGCTGTCACCGGATGCGAAGGGCGACTCGGTCGAAGCGATATTGGCGGGCCACGAACTCAAGATGGCGCGGACGAAAGCCGCCAGCGACCTCATCGCGTTCATGCGCGAGACTCGAGCACGGTTCGAGGAGCGGCATGCTTCGATGTTCGCGAAGTTCTTCACTCGCCAACTGAACGCGCTCAAGGGCGGCAAGACCGACCTCGCATCGAAACGGTGGATCAAGGAACTCGCCGCCGATCTGTTCGGTGTGTCGCTGCAGACCGTTGAGCACGTCGGCAAGAACACGGCTAAGAGTTTGGACGCCGATTGGTCGACCGAGCGGACCTCGGAGTACCTCCAGGTGTCGGCCCAGGCGAAGTCCGAGGCGATCAACAACTCGACGATGAACCTGGTGCAGACCTACGGAACCTCGAACACACCGCTCGAGGACTACGCGGACGCGGTGTTCGGGGAGGGGCGGATCGACGAGCTGTCCCGATCGAACACGACCTTCGCGATGAACTGGGCCGCGGGGGAGGCCGCGCACCAGAACGACCTGGCGGTGAAGAAGACGTGGTTGGTCACTTCCGATAATCCCAGAGCGTCTCACGCCGCTCTGGACGGTACGTCGATCGAGTTCGAGGAGACCTTCGCCAATGGTCTGCGTTTCCCCGGTGACGGTGCGACCGGGAACGCCGACGAGACCGCGAACTGTTCGTGCGTGATGTCGGTGAGCCTATGATGAACCTCTCGACCCAGAGGAGCCTGCGATGACGCTTCACAAGTCCTACGACATCAGCTCGTTCAAGGCGCGTCCGGACGAGGGCGAGGGCACGTTCGAGGCGGTTGTGTCGGTGTTCGGCAATGTCGACCTGCAGAACGATCGGGTGATGCCGGGCGCGTTCGAGAAGTCGATCGAGAAGTGGAAGACGGCGGGGGATCCCATCCCGGTCCTGTGGTCACACGATTGGGGCGATCCGTTCGCACACATCGGCTACGTCGATCCCGCGGACGTGCGCGAGATCCGGGGCAAGGCCGGACAGGTTCCCGGCGGGCTGCTCGTCAAGGGCCACCTCGACGTGCACAAGCCCTTCGCCAAGCAGGTGTATGACCTGCTGGCCGAGCGCCGCGTCAAGGAGTTCTCGTTCAGCTACGACATCCCGGCGGGCGGCGAGCGCCGAGGCAAGGATGGTGCGAACGAGCTGACGACGGTCGACATCATCGAGATCGGCCCGACGTTGAAGGGCGCGAACCCCGCGACGGTCTCGCTCGGGACGAAGTCCAACGGGGACATCGAGGAGGAACGGCGGATGAAGCTCCGGCTCGACCGTGCCGCCGACATCGAGCTGAAGGCTGCGATCGAGAAGGCGTCCTGGGACGGCGCCGCGGCGATGCGCTCCTGCTCCTCGGCCGCGGACTTCCGCAAGATCGCGTTCGAGCGCGCGAACGACTCGGACCCCGATACCGCCGCGCACTGGGCGCTGCCGCATCATTCCTCTCCCGGTGCGGAGGCGAATCCGGCAGGCGTCGCCGCGGCCCTTGGTGCCCTCCATGGAGGTCGCGGCGGCGCTCCGGATCTGAAGTCCAAGGGCGCGGCCGAGTCCCACCTCAACGCGCACTCGGGTTCGGAGAAGGCATACGTCGAGGAGCAGCACCCGCGCGCAGCGGGTGGTGAGTGGACCGCGGGCGATGGCGGTAGCAACAAGCCCAAGCCCAGCGACGCCGAGCTGGAGAAGGACAAGACCCACCCGCTCGGGGAAGGCACGCTGAACGATCTTCGCAAGGCGCTGCGGGAGGCTGGGATGCCCAAGGAAGACGTGATCGCGCTCGCACATCTGATGCGGGACAACTTCCACGAGTCGGGCAAGATCAACATCCCCAAGGAGGCCGACAAGTTCCTGAAGCCGATCGAACGCGCCCGCCTCGGCGAGGCGATCCGTGCCGAGGCGCGCAAGCGCGGCTGGAAGCCCCCGGAGGAGAAGTCCCTCGGGAAGCCCTGGCACGTCGAGAAGCACGGGGACGAATACTGCGTGATCAAGGACGCCGACGGCTCCCAGGTCGCGTGTCATCCGACCGAGGCCGCCGCGATGGCGCAGGTGCGCGCGCTCTACGCCAACGAGAAGCGGGCCGCCACGAAGTCCGGACGGGTGGTCGGCGCCAAGGCCGCTGCCGCGCTGAAGGATGCGCTGGCCGGTGCGGTCGACAAGTGGGCCTCGGACATGAACGGTACCGGCGAGGTCGCCCAGGAGAAGAAGCTCGACGCCGAGCTGACCGAGTTCAACGACATCATCGCGAACCTCGAGATCAAGAGGTAGCCGTGCCCGACACGAATATCGGTGACCTCGAGCTGGCGGTCCTTCGGTCGAAGGTCTTCGACGAACGCCTGCATCCGCGCGATCCGCACTCCGGGGAGTTCACGAGTACGCCCGGCGGTGGCGGTGGCGGTGACACGGAGGAGACCCGGCTACGGCTCGCCGACGAGCGCAAGATCCTGTACGGACAGCACGAGGGGACGCCGGATGATCCGGTGCCGTGCGGGGGCGACATCGAACGCGCGGCGCGCGTGCTCGAGAACGGCGGACACGTCACCCTGAACCAGCCGGATGAGGTCGCGACACTGCTGGACAAGCTCCGAGACATCGTCAAGGAGGCCGAGGACAAGGGCGAGAAGGCACCGAACTACGACCTGTGCAACGTCTCGGTCCCTGGGACGAACCTGTTCTGCCAGGACGAGGTCAAGCGCTCCGACGGTACGCCGATCGAGCGGGTGCAGATGCCGCAGCTCTCGACGAAGGATCCGGTCCCCGGCTCCGAGGCCGACAAGATGCCGCGGAACAAG